AGGCGAGTTGAGGTAAGTTTTCAACTGGTTATTATTTTTCTTACAAGGTGCGTTTGTTTCGCACCATATCTAGGTAAATTGTGAAATTTTAGTTGACTTCCATGGCGTAGTCAGTGATTGCTCCTGCGGCAGCGAAACCTGCGCCACCGCCTAAAGCGTAACCGGCTGCTCGTGCAGCTGCAGATACCAAATAAGCTTTTGCTTTTTGTTCTACAACTTTTTCGACAGCAGTGTAACTGGCAGCAAGAATGTTTCCAATCTTGCCACCAATGTATGATGATGCTCCGGTTGCTACAATATCTTGGGGAGGGGGTGTAGTTCCTAAAGTTGACAGTTGGTCGGCTCGTGAAAAGAGGACTTCGAAGTGGTAGATGTATTCAACACGAACGTTAATGACGCTCGCTTGCCCACCTAGTACTGCTAGGGCGACAGGGCACCAATCATAGGTGTTGACAGCTGTGTTAGCTGTTGTTGTGATGATTGGATTGAATTGTCTGGCTTCGTTTCCAGCTGACTTGAAAATGACATAAAGGTTTTTATCAATAAGAGAGGACATAGGGTAGAAAGCGTTGTCTTCATTTTGATAATCACCAAAATTCATGCCTGACAAATCAAGACTGTTTCCAGCTGGAATTGTTGTGACTGAGAAGGTGCCGGCAGCATTCATTCTTGACAATAAGCAAGAAATCTTAAGGCCACCGCACACCAATCTGTAACTTTGAGGAATGACTGATCCTGGAAAACCACTTGGTATAGCGACCGTACCCATAGCGCCAAGGGCGCCGGTCATGGTAGTTGCTGCAGAGTAGCCAGTGGACCATCTTGGAATAAAGATGGACCCAGCTGCTCCTGCTGCATCACAAGTCATAAGTTGTGAACCTCGTACCATGATGGATACGGTTTTGGTAGAAGAACTATCGGGCCATTTCTGCCCACGAGCTCCATCACAAAATGGGTCAGTAATTGAGCACACTTTGTGAGCAGCACGCATAGCTTGCATGTGCCCACCCATTGGCATGGGTGGTGGAATACGTGGGCCTTTGCCTTCAGAGAAACGTTTGAATTGTCGACGGGACATTGAGCGTCCGCCACGACTCGCAACTCTAGTGTTCTTTTTACGTTGTTGGCGTGGTTGTTTCATTGTTGTTGGTTGTTTGTTTTGTTTGAGTCAAATAATAAAATTATAAAACAACGCCCGGGCCTAGACTCCCGGGCGACTATTTGACTACTGATCCCGCCTAAGCTGGACCACCTCCTGCACTCTGTCTAGAGAGTGCGGGCGGGGCCAACGTAGGTTGTGGTGAATCAACAAAAGTGCGTCTTGTTAGAGATATCTCATAAGCACGACGTTGACTATGTTTGTTCTTGGTTGGTAATGTGGGCTTGGGCGGACCTGCAGGCCGAGGAAAACGTGGTTGAATGATTTGATCATCGACGATGATGCAATCAGTGTCGTGGGGTTTTGCAGGTTCCTCTTCCATACATAGAGGTGGGGACAAACATTTTTCAAGGGTGTCAGCAGTAGCTAACCATTCTCCGAAAAGTTCAAGGTTGAACTTGGGCAATGAATGGTGAAAAATGGTGGGATAATCATCGTGGGGGTGGTTGTTAAACATTTCAGCGCCAAGAGCGAGGGGAGTTCCATCCTCAACGGAGTGAACTAACCAAGGGCTCAGTGTAGATTTCTTAAGGTTGGTGATACCAGCAAGTTTGCATACGTGTCTGCAAAAAGTGCCAATGACAGGTGTATTGCCATCAGTTAAAGCAAAAGATCTTGCTTTTTCGACAAGAATGTCGATGGGTTTAACATTGTCAGGGCGGGTTGTGGTGGAATGAAATTTACTTAGTTGACGTGCTGGATCACAGCAGTTTGACGGGTTTCCATACCAAACGTCCCGGGTATAACATCTCGCTAGAAATGTTACACCAAGGTCGCCACGTTGCACATTAACAATTTTGGCTTTGAGGCCTAATAATGCAACTGCTTTAAGGAATGGTTCGTCTTCTAAATCTGCTACACCTCCATCATCGCCCCCATACATACCAACCAACATTTTAGCCCAGGCTACATCTGGTGTTAAGAACACACCGTCACCGTCTTTAGTACATCGAAAAGCGACATACATGGTGAACATGTTAGCAATGGTATTGAAAACGGAAGTTCCGGGTTCGCCGGAATTTCGTGAGTTTTTGGTTTGGTATTTGGTTTTGTGAATTCCAACGCCAGGTAGGTTGAACATGGCGGCATGGAGGGCAATAATGTTAGCGTGATGCATCAGGTGAAATGCTCTTAAGCAAAGTTTGCGTTCAAGTACTCTTAGCGGATGGCTGTAAGTTCCGTCTAACTTAGAAAAATCAGTTAGTTTAAGGAAAAGTACAGCAAGTGAGACCATATGTGCAAAAGCAGTAGAGAGTAAAGCAGGAGCGTGTCCGAATGCATAGCAGGGGACAGTCTTCATATGGTTAGTAAGTGAATACATGTATTGGGACCAGCCTATTTTATCAGAACCGTTAATTGTCGAGATAACTCTAGGTTCTTTTGGTTCCGGGTAGGCTTCAGCCTTAATAAAAGACTTTACCAGGCGGATAGGGTTGAAAATGGTCGCGGCTTGTGCCAATACGTTTCTTTGCGCGGGAGATGATTGTTTGTCTACAACTTCATCGTAGTCGGTAGGGTGTAACTGATGTGCAACTGGAATCAGACGGACTATGAATTCATCAATGCATGAATTAACGAAGGGAGTCAATTCAACGTCTGATTGTTGTTTGGTGATGCGAGCGTCAATCGCGACTTTTTCATTATCTAGAGTAGACAAAGGGGAAAAAGCGCCATTGATGAATGGTGACATAAAGGGCATAATCGTGGTCTTAATATCATCAACAACTGTTCCAAAATTATACTTGCGGATGCGAGGTAAATTGGGAAACAGTACAGCTGGGGCTGGCAATGATAAGAGAACTGCTAAGCTGCGTTCAAAAGAACGGGTAACATATTCACGAAAACTTATGTTCGGATTTGAAAAGGAGAAGTACTCGAACAAGATCAAGGAGGCTTGTTCGATAGTGAAATCCCCATTGGGTTTCCATTCGGCGTTGGTGAGAATTGATTGGATTGAGGCTCGAGTTACATTTTTGCTAGTTAAAAACATGTTCTGGATAGTTTCATCCAAGCTGACTGGGAGGCGTACAGTTGTGTAACTGTTGACTCGTGCAGTTTGAACAAAACGTCCGTCTTGGGTTTGGACATGGGATCTTAAGTGGTTGCCTTGTACAGGGTTGAAGCGTTCAATTTGAGTTGTTTGGAGAAATAAATTGACTAAAGTTGATAGAAATCCATAATGGGCAACTGGTGTCAAAAGCACCATTTGATGCGCATAACTAGTTGGTTTCCTATCAATAACATACGTGGTACTAGCATAAGGGATGCCGTGCCATTTGTTAATAGCGGTAACATTATCTTTGTCATAGTTCCAAACACGATGAGAGTAATGCCCACCTCCGGATACATCATAAGTGTAGTTTCCCACAGAATCGCAAGTATATGAAAATTCCCCGGTGCCTGATGTTAACGTTTCAGGGTAAAAAGTTGTTAACAAAACAGGGTGGGTGTTATTAGCGAGAAAGTAGGGCATATCGAGGTAGTAATCAACGTCATTGATTATGATGCAGGGGCGATGGTCATAAGGTTTATGAACGGGTTTGATGTTTAAGTCCTTATCGAAGTAGTAACTGCGTGTGCCGGAGTACTGGTGTCGTTGGTCAGAGCGTGATTGTTGAAGAATATAATGCGTGAGACCGCACATTTCGGCAAAAGTGACCATACTGAGAATGGCGCTGTTTCTTGCAGCAGCGGATGTGGGATGAGTATGGCCAATTTGTGTTTGTGCTTTGAAGACATGTGCTTCGGCAAACTGGGTTCGATAAATTGATGGGTCCATCATAACTGAATTGCCATAGAACAGGATAAGTGACACATAGTAGCGCACAGTGTTCTTGAATTCTTTAAGTGACGTGAGAAAGCTTACAAACCAATTAAACACAACATAACCAACGTAATAAATACTGAAGGTGATGCAGAAGATGAAGATAAAGCGTTTAATGGTTCCATAAGATTGTGGGTCGTCAGGGCAATAGTCGTAAGTTGTTGGTGAGTGTAACATGTTGTAAATTTCCTTCTTGTCGTTGTAGATGATACGACGGTGATGTTCGTACAAATTCCAGAGGAAAGTACTAACGTCACCAGCAAAGGTGCGAGGTTGAGGGAACAGCATGGAGTGAAGTTGGTTGTAGTGGTAAGAGGGGCTAGGGATGGTGAATCCGTAGGGTAATTGGATCAGGTTTGTCATCTCGAGAGTAGGTTCGGCCATTCGAGGCATCGTTGCTCGGTAAAGAGAACGGCATTGGCACCAGACGAAGCGTGG